ACTGAATATCACTGGCATGATTCCAGATGAAAATACTCTAGGCGATGTAGAAGCGAAATTCAAAACACGATTTCATCCAACCGATACCGAGCGAGAGTATGGGCCTTTTACGATGACCAACCCAACATCGGTCAGGTTTACTGGACGGCAAATCAAGATGCGTGTGCAGTCGGTGCGGAATACGGATTGGAGGGTAGGTGAAATGAGGCTCGAAGGTAAAACCGGAGGTCGTCGATGAAGTTGCCACGACCATCAAATACTTATTCAGTGCAACACGAATCTCAGCGCAATCTGCTTATCGAACTAGACGCGCAGAGCAACTTGAAAAGTAATCGGGATATCGAGGTTGGTGATGGAAGGCTAATTTTAACTTCTGCCAACGGAACGCGCTATGCACTTTCGGTGAATAACTCCGGCACACTTTCAACGGTGGTTGTGTGAGACTACTCGAAGTGCCAGTCACTCATGTCCACCAAGCGTGGCAGAAGATGGTGCCATTTCTGGAAGATGTCGCGCCACACGGCAACGGTGAAGGATCGGTTGAACAATCGAAAGTATCACTGATCAACGGCAGTAGCACAGCGATCATTGTGATTGATTTATCCGGTGACACGATTGGTGTAATCGTGGGTGAATGGAAAATGACCCCAGGCAAGCGCATCTTCTTCATTACCGCATGGGCGGGCAGCAACGCTATGCCGGATGAGCTTTATGCGGATGTCGAAAAGTGGGTTAATAAAAACGGTGGCACGGCGATGCAATGTGCGGTGAGAGATTCGATGGGACGGATGCTAAAACAACGATGGAATTATGAGAAAGTTTATACAATTTACGAAAAGGAAATAAGATGAAAATGCTGAAGAAATCGATCTATGTGCTGCTACCTTCTTTAGCGTTTTTGACGTTCAGAGGTAAGGGTGGTGGGGGCGGGGGTGATTCAACCCAGACCACTGTTCAGAAGATGGATCCAGAAGTAAGGGAAAAGTGGCTTGAAATGTATGGAATGGCCGACGAGTTGGCTGGGGAAGAGTATTCACCTTACCAGGGTGAAAACTTAGCTCAGTTTGACCCCCTTCAACTGCAAGGTTTCGACAGGTATGAAAACGCCGTAGGCACCGGTTACGATACTTTAGGGCGGGCGTTATCAACAGCTAACACCTCTGCTGGATACTCTCCGGACACTGTGAACACCCGAACGATGGGTTCGACTTTTGAAGACTACTTAAATCCATATACCGGCGAAGTGATTGATGCCACTATGCAAGACATGGAACGGCAACGCCAGATGATGATGAGTGATATTGGTGGATCTGCCCAGGCCGCTAACGCATTTGGTGGGAGTCGGCATGGCATTGCGGAGTCTGAAACTAACCGAGGGTTCGCTGATGAGATGGGACAGATCTCAGCTCAACTTCGTGACCAAGGATTCAACACAGCAATGCAAGGATTCATGGGCGATTCAGCTTTGATGCAGCAAGGTGATTTAGCCAACCAAGCGGCGGGTCTTGACGCGAATCAACAGCAGCAGAGCGCATCACAGCTACTCGCTGGACTTTCTGGACAAGAGCGGGACCAAGCATTCGGTGATGCACAGATGTTATCTGACGTTGGTAGCGAGAAGCGGGCGATGGCCCAGTCAGAGTTGGATCTGGAGTATGCTAAGTTCTTAGAAGAACAGCAGCACCCTCTGAGACAACTAGAAATCGTGCAGGGCGCTTTTGGACTTACGCCACAAATAACGTCTACCAAGGGCGTGACTAGAGATGATAGCTCCAAACCAGATCTCTGGCAGAACCTAGCTGACACGTTCTCAGATGTGCGGTTAAAAGACAATATCACGAAGCTCAATGGTTACGCATACAACTTCAAGTCGCGGCCAGAAGTTACCACCGGTGGAGTTATGGCCCAAGAGGTCGAGTTGATCGCGCCACACCTTGTTAACACTGACGTTGAAACAGGTTATAAGCGGGTCAACTATGAGGCGCTGGTTGGCGTATTGCTTGAAGCGGTTAAAGACCTCAAATCAGAAGTTGAGGGGCTAAAACGTGGCTAACGCTTTAGAAGAACTAATCTCTGGTGGCGATGTCTCTACTTTTCGCCACAGTATCCAATCGCTTGAACATGAGATGACGAAGCGTGTCGCCTCTGGCGATATAGAGGATTGTTTAAAAGATTGTAAGTTGTCACATTACTTCGCGCCTCCCATCGAGGGTATTAGCCACACGACCTACGCGAGAGAGTTATTCATGCCAAAGGGCAGCGTCGTGATTGGGAAGATACACAAACACTCACACATCAATATCATCTCGCAAGGAGTGGTATCGGTAGTGACCGAGCATGGGACCAAGCGACTAAAAGCGCCTTGCACCTTCATCAGTGAGGTTGGGTTGAAGAGAGCAGTTTATATTGAAGAAGATACGGTGTGGACAACCATCCACTTAACCAAGTTTAGTAAAGAGGCAGATATGGAAATGATCGAAAAAGAAGTGATAGCTGAGAGCTATGAAGAGTTAGCTCTTGAACATGGACCAGCGCAAGGGAGGTTGTCATGACCTGGGCAGCGGTTGGCGCGGCGTTATCCTCTGTGGTCGGGTCTGTCGGTGCAGGGGCTGCGGGTGGTGCGGCTGCGGGTGCAGTTGGCGCGGGTGCTGCCGGAGCAGCGGGTGCCGGACTTGCCGGAGCGGCTGGGGCTGGGGCCGCTGGAGCATTAGGCGCTGGAGCGGCGGGTACGATTGGTGCTGGTGGTGCTGCCGGTGCATTAGGTTCTACGGCCACTGGTGCATTGGGATCGTCACTCTCTGCCGGTAGTGTGTTAGGTTCTGGGAGTCTGGGAGCGACTGGATCTAGTATTCTCGGCCCGGGAGCCGGAGGTGCGTTAGCGTCTGGTGGAGGTAAGGCCGCATTGGGCGGGGCGTATGGTGGGTTGTCGAACCCAGTACCTAGTGGGTTGCTGCAACCTATGAGTGGAGGAACTAATTTACAGGGGGCAGAACTGCTTCAAGGGCAAGGTATGATGATGCCAGAATCCCTGCAAGGGTCCACTTATCTTAGTGGTGAACCGGGTAGCACATGGAGTGCTTTAGATGGTGAAAGTAGTTGGATGCCATCCAACGACACAATGCAAAAAGCGCTTTTAGCCTCTCAAGTTTATGGCGCATTGAAACCTAAACAGCAACAGAAACAACAGCGCTCCTACCCAGCGATATCTTCACCTCGCTTTGCCGGAGCGCCTAAAGCCATGAGTAGACGGTCGCCAATTCAATCTGGGGGGTTATTGGGTGGTGGAAGACTCGGATCAAGGAGATACTAGTATGGAAGATATGTTTGGTGATGCACCGGATGAGCTTAAGAGTCAATTTGGGCAACTGATTGAACAGTTTGGGCCTCCACCTGAGAGTGTTGCGCGCGACCTAGCGACAATTCAGCAGCGGCAGCGGCCCGCCCAACAACCTATCGGTGGCGGATTGTTCGACGCTTATTCCCAGGAAAACCAAGGGAATCTGAAGATGGCAATGTTTGCTGACATCATCGGTAATCTGGCCGGTAAAGATGTCGGCGCGACGAAAGGTATGCTGGCGCTTGCCGAGAACGCGCGGAAGTTGCGGTTGCAGAATGAGCAACGAGAAAGTATATCTAGCGCTATGTCTGGGGCGAACCCAGCTATGCAAGCATTGGCTAAAAGCTACCCTCAAGCGTTTGCTCAGGGGATGGCCTCCAACATGAATAGGGATAGTTTCCGGCCAGCGTCGCAAGCGGAGATAGACTCGCTAGGATTGACGTTAAAACCAGGTCAGTTGCTACAGGTGAACACTCGGACAGGCCAATACGACATTAAGGGTGGAGCTGGTATGTCTATTAACAACTTCCCTAAAAACCAGCTATCCGATGTCTTCGGCGGGCAGATTAAGACCGCGATGGATGCGGGAGCTGAGAGCGGTGGCAGCGCAAGGCAGTCACTCCCGATGATTAACAACATGATTGACCTTCTTGAGTCGGGCAGATTTGACACAGGAATGGGGGCAGAGTATGCGCTAGATGCAAAAAGAGCATTTCAAACCATCGGATTTGATGTTGATGCCGAAGCTATTGCTAACGCTGAAGCGTTCGTTGGTCAGTCTAATAAGATCATCCTACCGGAAGTTAAACTATTGGGTGTTAACCCTACAGATAAGGATTTGGATTTCATCGTCAAAGGCTCACCAGATTTGTCTAAATCTAAACGAGGCAATATGTTGATGTTGAAGGCATTGCAGATTTCCAAGCAGCGCGCGATTGCGATGCAAGATCATATGGAGAATTGGCTAGAGAATGAGGGGGTTAAGTTTCAACACCCTGGTGCCTTCCTAGTAGGGCAGAATAAGGCCAGAAGATCATTTAACAATAACCCATTCAATGAAGCTGTAAGTTCGTTGCGTAGCAGTGTGAATGCCGAGGTTAAACGTGGTAAGGGTACTGAGAGTGACTCACCAGTGGTCGCGGTTGGCACGATCCAGACCAATAAAAAGAGCGGTGAGCAGAGGGTTATGGGTCATGGTGGCTGGGAAGCATATTCTGGAGAGTAAACAATGAGTAATGATTCAGACTGGGAAACGACTGGTGTGGTCGCATCAGAAGCAAGTGCATCAGGTGAAGGTGATTGGGAAACAATCGAAGACTCTTACGGTCCAATCCGAGCTGGCCTACAGGGTCCAACACTCGGATTGAGCGACGACATCTATGGAACCTATAGAGGGTTTGCTGATGATGAGCTTATTGCGAGAGCAAAGCAGATGGGCGTTAGTCCAACAGAATTAGGTCGAGAAGAGGAATACAACAAGCTCCGTGCCTACCAAGATAAACATCCTGGTAAAGCTCTTGGTGAAGAGGTGATGGCATCTTTCGCAACGCCAGTCATCGGGCAGATCGCTGGAATACCTCGTTGGATGAATATCATAAATCGAGTCAACAAGCTGGCTAGAAGTAACCCTGTCGCAACCGCAACCGTATTGGGTGGCGTGGCTGGTGCTGGGCATAGCGAGCCTGGTGGTGAAAATATCGTGCGGGACACGCTAACAAGTGCGGGTCTAGGTGGAGCGCTTCAGACCGGGATGAAGGTGTTAGGAGCCGCAGCACCAGTGGCCGGTGAATATCTTAGTGCAGCGGTAGCTCCCAAGGCGTGGGCAAAACATACTGGTGGACGCAGAGGAAGGAACGCTTTCCGACAGGCGCTTACTAACGATGGTGTTACCGACATCAACGCACATATTGAGGCGTTGATTAAATCTAAAAAACCACTGACACTAGCAGATAAGAACTCGAACGTTCGCGGATTAGCGGGAGTTACCAAGAAGCACCCAGGTCCAGGCAGAACCGCGATAACTGAGCATCTTGACCAACGCGACAAAATGTCACTAAGTCGCCTCAATGCCGATGTTGACGAGGTAGCGGGTAAGGGGAGTTATTACGACACTATGCAATCGATGATTGCGTCTAGGAAAGGCAGGGCTAACGAACATTATACAAAAGCCTACGAACAGCAGATCCCGGTTAACGATGAACTTGTCAGTATACTGCGAACACCGGCTGGGAAAAAGGCGTTAAAAGATAGTTACAAATTAGCTGGCAACGAGCGCATGAACTTACCTAAAGTCAGATTTACGGATGATGGGAAGCTAGTGACTGGACAGGGTGGCAGGATCGTTGCTATCGATACTCGTCACCTAGATTTCATTAAGAAGTCACTGGATAACGACATTGGAAAGATGCTCAACCATGCGTCCGGCGAAAGTGGTTCAAGCAATACTAGAGCTGTCATAGAGCTAAAGAACAAGTTACTGGATATTATGGATGAAGTTAATCCAAATTATAAAACTGCGCGTAACATCTTTGCGGGAGATAAATCGATAGAGAACGCTATGGAAAGCGGTAGGAAAATTCTTAGTGAAGAGTTCCCAGAACACGTTAGAGATTTGGTTAAGGTTATGTCGGAATCTGAAAAGACTGCATATCGGATGGGGGCGATGAGTGAGATCCGCGATAAGTTTGGAGGATTCGTAGAGGGTGCCACTGTTACGAATATGGCGGGGAACAAAGCCTACAATCTGCTGAAGAATAACAGGGGGGTTAGGTCAATCCGGGAAACATTTCCAGAAGGGGTCCCAGGTGATAAGCAGTTTAATATTTTTATGAAAAAACTCGGCGACGAGATGGATATGAAACGCACACACTCTTACGTTACGGCGGGCAGTCAGACAGCGGAAAACCTCGCTAATGAGGCTAATTTACTCCCCAACATCCAGCCCAAACCACTAGCGCAGTTTGTTGAAAATCTAAATCCTGGTTGGCGACAAGGTGCCAAGAATGCTGAGATGAGCGAGATAGCTAGAATGTTGACCACAGATGCGCTAGATCCCGCTGGATTAAGAGCGCTTGCCAAGCAGTTGGGTAAATCTGAGTCAAACACCTGGATGGACCCGATGGGTAGGTTATTAAAACCTGGCAGTGTCGGATTATCTGCCAACACTGCTGGAATGATGGCCCCATCAGCTTCACAAGGGTTACTCGATTTAATAAGGAAATAAATGGATTCTAACTTTTCAATTCTAGGGATAGCCATGTCAGCTACAGTTTCAATAGTTACCGCGTCGGTCGGACTGCTTTTGTGGGCAGATAGCCGATGGGTGAGCGCCGATGATTTTGAACAATTTAAAGACGCGACGCATTCCGAGTTCTCGACTTTGCGGAAGAACGATCTACAAGATAAGATCTTTGAATTATCGCTGGTCGAGAATCCCACCAAAGCAGATCTAGCGATGATCCAGCGTTACAAAAGTATGCTTGAAGATCTGAACGGAGAATAGTGGATGAGTACCCCAGAGAAATGCACAGAAATGGATACTGTAATTAAAGTTCACAGAGCGAGAATGGATGAGATGGAAAAATTGGTTCAAGACATTAACAGACAATTGATCCAGATTAAAGCCTGTGCGTATGGGGCTGTCGGGTACGCAATTGCAACACAGATGGGGATCATTGAAGCTATAAAGTTATGAAGTTATGAAGTATTTCAAGATCGTATATGAGCTATTGGTTTTTGTAATGCTCGCGGTCACTGGGGCATCCATTGCCACATGGCTTCTTCACCACTGGCTAGGGGTTTACTATGTTTAAAACGAAACTTAAGATTGAAGCAGTACCAAGGGAAGACGCTTATTTGCTCACCAGTCGACTCTCATACATTACCTCGCTTGGGGATAAAATTATCGTCCCGAAGGGGTTTAAAACCAACTTCGCGTCGGTTCCAAGACTCGCTAAATTCTACATCGATGATGACGACTGGCAAATCAGAGCGCCTTCTGTAGTTCATGATTATTTATACAGCGCTGAATCAGCAGAATTAGGGTTTACCAGAAAACAGGCAGACGAAGTGCTGCTTGAAGCGATGATGGGTTTAGGGATGCGTAAAACCAAAGCCTTACTCATCTATTTTGTACTAAGATTATTCGGGGGTCCAAATTATGAAAAACGATAACAGTATCACCCTTCCACGCTATTTTGTTTTAGCGCTGGTATTTATGATAATGGTTCCACTACTCACCGCTTGCTCAACGGTGGCACTGGTTAGTCACGGTGCCAATTTAGCGGTATCTCAATACTGTTCTAAAGCGCCAGGTGCGGCTCGATCTGTCATCAGGAAGGCAGTTAATAAGTCACTATCCCCTAACTCTATAGCGATTACCTGTGCAGAAAATTAGTCAGCATTTCGCCAGAAGCGAGTTCGCTTGTCAATGCGGCACCTGTCCACAGTCGAAAGACCCTACAGTTGATGTGACGCTGATCCAGATATTGGAAGAACTGCGACGGCATTTCGATACACCCATTACCGTCACCTCCGGTGTCAGATGTAAATCGCATAATTCTGCATCGGGGGGCAGCGTTTTTTCCAAGCATCTTGAGGGGAAGGCCTCAGACGTACTTTTGAAAGGCGTAACGCCGGATCGAGTATACAAATATTTATTTGAGCGGTATCCTGATTCTTACGGTTTTGGAAAGTATGAAACCTTCACGCACATAGATAGTCGTGGGTTAAAAGGAAGATGGGAAGTGAAGGGCTAAAAACTTTACTTCACATTTACTTCATAAAAACCTTACTTCACTTTTACTTCAGTACCCTCGCCAACCCAGTAAACTCAGGGGGTGGTGGTGTCTCCCATGAGCTTTGAACGTATTATGTGCGTTTATGGGTATTAGTGGTTATTTTTAGTAAAAACAAGCACTTAGCCTGATCTACCAGCAACCCCATTTGTACTTTTCGTTGCAAAACTGGTTAAAAAGCGATATGGTTTACTTCAGATTTACTTCAGGTGGGGATCTGAAATGGCTAATTTTACCAAGGTTGGTAGTCGCTACCGCGCGTCAGTGTGCGTAAACGGAAAGCGAAAATCAAAGACATTTCGGACAAAGACCGAGGCCAGAGGGTGGGCGCTACAAACTGAAATTGAAATTGATACTGGTGTGGGAGAAATCACGCATTATCTTTTTGAAGATGCGCTGATTCGATACCGTGACGAAGTTACAGTTCTCAAAAAAGGCTCGAAACAAGAGGGTGATCGAATCAATGCCATGCTGCGTCTTCCGCTGGCACAGATGCGACTCGATGATATCACCAGTGATGATATGGGCAAATATCGTGACGAGCGACTGAAGATCAACGGCGGCGGGACCGTGAATCGTGAACTCAGTCTAATGTCGGTAATCTTCAATCGCGCCAGGATAGAGTGGAAATGGGTTGAGAAGAATCCAATCTCAGATGTGACCCGCCCCAAGAATCCAAGGCCCAGAGATCAGCGGATTAACGATGACGAGATCCAGCGGGTGTGTGATGCTCTGGGTTATGTCGGTGGTGAGATAAATAGTTCTACCGATCTGGTTGCCGTGCTGTTTCTTCTAGCTATCGAGACTGCGATGCGGCTCGGTGAGTTGTGTGCGGTTGTGCCGAGCAGTGTACATTTGAGTGAGCGGTACGTTGAAGTGACCGATTCTAAAAACGGTGACAAAAGGAAAGTACCACTATCAAAGAAGGCTGGTGATCTTTTTGGTAAGGTCATCCATGCTCAAATGAAGATCACTTCAGCCACTGCCGGAGCGATCTATCGCCAACATCGTGGCGCGGCAGACATGGACCATTTCAACTTCCACGACACACGGCACGAAGCGATCACCCGACTAGCGCAGAAGTTAGACGTACTGGACCTCGCCCGAATGATCGGGCATAGAGATCCAAAGTCACTAATGATCTACTACAATGCAACGCCGATTGAAATCGCTAGTCGGCTTGATTGATCACTTCCATTGTTGCCCTAATAAATTCCTCTGCCACCGGTGCTACGATTGCGTTGCCGTAGCCTTTGAGCCGGATAGTCCTCGCTTCAGCGCTTGCGTTTGGCGTAATGATTGAATCGCTGCTATGCACCACGCCTCTGGCAATCCCATCAACCAACGGCTTAATGCCGGGTTTAATTGGCCGGTACTTTTGATCTCGGCAGTAGAGCCACTCAACGGCACTTGGTCTTTCAGATTCGCACACCCGGCTTTCTCCTTTGCTCTCGCCAATGCCTCGTCCGATCTGATTGCCATCGTGTCCATTGCGTTGGGAGTTCCCCACCCGGCTACCGATGTCACTCTGCCTAACGTGTCCAGCCGACTCTTGCCGTCTTTTCTCACCATCGAGTTGCTCAAATCCCCTGTGTCCTTGTAATCCCTCACTGTCGGAGTTGGCCATCCCGATGCCATTGATGCCGCAGTTGCCAGAGGATTCCCACCGTTCACCCCTCGCTTGTTGTCCGGGTTCTTGCTCGGCCCCCCTGTCGAACTCGTTGGACTGGGCCACCCCACTATCTGAGCCATTCCCTCCAGATTGATCCCATGCTTTCCGGCCATCACTACCGGAGAGTTGTGGTTCGGTCCACCGGTTCCGGTCTTGGGTGTCGGATAACCGGCTTTGAGCAACCCAGTAGATTCTTTTCCTGATGTGCGGCTTGCCGATGCTGTGTGCGCCAATAATTGCCGACCCAACGGTGTAGTCTTGGTTTTCCATTTCTGTGTATAGATCATCGAGCCATCCGTGCTTAATCGCTCCCTCAACCTGTTCCCCAAAGATTGTGTGAAAGTTGCACTGTCCGACAAGTTCGAGGAAATGGGGGAGAAGATGTCGATCGTCTGATTGTCCTTTTTGATTTCCGGCTGCGCTGAATGGTTGACACGGCAATGAAGCAGTTGCGACAGGTCGATCATCGCCCCATCCGGCATTTCTAAGTGCGTAACTCCAGACCCCAATTCCGGCAAAGAAGTGGTGCTGAGTAAATCCATTAAGGTCATCTGCTTCGACTTCGATGATTGATCTTTCGTCAACGGTTCCATCTGCAATATCTCCATTCTTAATTAGTTGCCGTAACCATGCTGCGGCTTTTGGGTCAAATTCGTTATAGTAGGCCGTCATCCCAACCCCTTCGTAACTTCCAACTCAAAAACATCAGCATCAAACCATCGGACCGAGCCGTTAGTGTAAACGCCAATTAATTTATTGCCGAGCCCTTGTTTGGCACAGGCAATCAACTTCGTTGAGATAACTGTAGATGCAAAGAAAGCGTTGAATGTATTGTAGCGATCTTTGTAATTTGGATGATCTTTGTCGATAGCAAAAACAGCTATTGGCGACGATGGAATGGCAATCTTAATGCGCTCTCTGATAAATTCTTTGGTCATGACAGTCATGTTTTTAATCCTTATGTCTTAATACCCATTTTTTAACTTCCGTAGAAACCCAGCGACGATGCGCCCCGCGAGGCCCGCCAGTTGGAAGGACGATTGCTTTTGGAAATGTGGTTTTGCAAATCAACTTTCTTCTGACGAGCTGCTTGTTCACGCTGAGATATTCGGCTATATCGTCCATTGACCAGAGTCGATCATTCATTGACAACCTCCCTCCGGGTATAAACGCCGTAGTCGGCTGGTAGGTTTTCCTTCTCCAGTTCTCTTAAATAAAACAGCGCCTTTTGAATGTTCTGTAACTTCGCTCCTTTCAATTCCATACGCCACAAATACTTCATGACGTTGGCTTTTAAAAAAGAATCGTAACCATTTTCAACGTGTGCTAACGATGCCTTGATTGCGTGGATGCACTCAACATTCCCCTGCGTGTAATGCGGGGGCTTTATCACCTCAATGTCATCTTTACTCATCCCAATCAATCCCCTCATCTTCAAATAACGATTCAATAATAATGGCGGCGAGCCCGATCAAAATAAATACCGGCGCTAAAAACAATCCAACCAGCCACCCTAGAACGCTCATGACAAAATTCCAACCTCACGCCATAGCTCCAGTTCCTCTTCGCGATCTTCCAGCGGCTTGCTGATAGTCAGCAATGGCTTGTCTTTATCCTCAAGTCGCGGCAGGTAAAAGTTAGTGTGGTTGTTGAATAAATCGATCAGCGAGGTTTCTGTTAAGTTCGGCGGGATATCACCAAACCCTAACACCTCACAAACCCTCTGAAAATCCACCGGACTGCGAGGACTTTCAAACGGACGACCCATCTTTTTGCGGCCCATCTTTTCGCTTATCTCTAACATGAACTACCTCCCAATTAAATTAAGTGCCGGATCAGCGCTGGTCCCGAAAAAAGATCTGGCCTACTCTTCCCAGTACCCAGAGCTTTCGGAGAAGACCTAGTTTCGCCTCCGGCTGCGGATGTTTTTCCACTCACTTCCACCTTCCGCTGGGAAGTCCCTAGTCAGGCAGCGGTGTTGACGCTGCCCCCGCTAGGGGCGGGACCCAACCCCCTCTCACAGGGGATGTTTATTAAAATCGTAACGAACAATCGTCGAAAATTTATCTTTCGTATCTACGGTAACCGTGTCCGGCCAACGCAACTTCGATGTCTGATCCAGCGCTAATCCGACCGAGTAGGGGATGGGTGAATCGATGCGTTTTTGCCACCATCTGTGAGCCCTCTGCCATGCATATCCCTGATGCTCGATGCAAATCCATTCACTTGTAACCCGCCTTAATCCTGAGTAGTAATCCACTCTGAGGCTCGGTGTTTTGCCCTTCTTTGAGTGCCGAGAATAAGTGATATCGGTAACCGGATAAGTGCGAAATTCGCTGTGTCCTTCATCTAAAATAGACAGCCCAGAAGCATCCCGATTGAGTTTAATTTCTCGGTCCTGTACATCAAAAATATGCCCGCAAGAAAAGCAGGTTCGCAATCCCAGCGCACATTCAGACTTGCACTCTGGACACTGTTTAGTGATCGCTTCCATTTTGAAAGAGCGTGGCTTGCGTCCTTGAATTTTATTGACTGGACCCATGACCGCTGAGTTATCCGTATAGTCAGCGATGAGCGCCGGCTTATCCTTTTTGTTGGGGTGTGGCCGCATAGCGCGACCGATCATTTGAACCCATAAGATGGGTGATCGGGTATTTCTAAGCATCCCTATGAAGTCGGTGCCAGGGGAATCAAATCCAGTCGTTAAGACACCGATAGACACTAAGCATTGCAACTCACCTGACCGATGCCGGTCAATCATACTGGCGCGGATATCTTTCGGAGTCATGCCGGTAATGACCTCGGCATCAATGCCGTTCTTCACCAGCTCTTTGCCGACGTTATGAGCATGGTCAACGGTCACACAAAAAACAATCCAGCTTTTACGATCAGCGCCGAGCTTGGCCATGTCACGACAAGCCTCTCTAGTAAAATCGCTTTTATTAATCAGGCTGTCCAGTTCAGATATTACAAAATCCCCACTCCCAAAGCGCTTCACAGAAGAAGCGTCAAACTGTATCGAGGTCTTGGCTGGCGCGATCTTACACAGATACCCTTCCTTAATTAATTCCATCATCTCGACAGAGGCAGCGACATCAGTGAACAGGGAGTTCTTGGCTTTATGCAGCCAGACACCATCACCTCTAAACGGCGTTGCAGTTAGCCCGCAGACGCGCAGTGCTGGATTACGCTCGGTTAGCTTTTCGATAGCCGATCTGATCATGCCGACGTTATCGTTATTAGTTAGGTGCGCTTCATCAATAATAATGAGATCAAACTTTCCGATCTTTTCGATGCGTCTGAATATCGTGCCGATGGTTCCGATGATGATCGATTTGTCATAATCGAACCGATCTAGCGATGCCGACAGAACTCCAACAACAGATTGATCGTCGATCATGTTCAGTAACTTTTCATAGTTCTGCTCACATAACTCTTTGGAAGGAACGATAATCAGTATGCGTTGATCACCGAACTCCATTGCCAGTCGGCAGATCTCAGCGACGATTAGCGATTTGCCTGAGCCCGTTGGTAGCCCCATCAAAGGATGACCTGTTTTATTCTCGCCGAACCAATGCCAGAGCTGATCGATGACCCGCTGCTGGTAGTCGCGTAATTTATATACCGTCTTCATTTAACGATCCTCCCATCACCGATTTCACGAATCGTATCGACATCTTTGTCACCAAGAGCTGCTGGATTCGCATTCTGAATTTCTTTGGAAGAGTAGCCTGGTATCAGCCAGCAGTTTTCAAACCGAGTGCCGTCAGGCTTCTCATAGGTGATTGAGTTGCGTGACTTATCACCGTCAACGACCTTGGCAAAGGTAATGAAGTTAGGGTTATACAAATGCTCTTTGCACTCGGTCGTTTTTTGATCGACGATGTCGCCACCAAAATAAGCGCATGACCATCGCGCGTCACCATCCAGCTCGGCAGTTGAATGCACACAGGTGCGACAGTTAATTGCTGCCATCTCACCTCCATGACAGATATCCTGATAGTCGCACCACTTGCACTGATACCAGCTTGGGTCATCGGATATCTTTTCGGGTGGTGAATCAGATGTGATAATTGTATTAGCGCGGTTCAGCAGAACTGCGGCAACATCCTTATCATATTTGACTCGTTCGGAATAAAGGCTGTCGTCGTTTTTGTTAACAACCAGGTAAAACGCACGGTCCATCTGGGACCAGTGCATATACATTTGCATCTGTGCAAAATGTTCGGGTTTGGCTTTCTCAACACCCTCTTTACATAACTTTTTAAAGGCCTTGTCGCCGGATGTCTTGAACTCAATAACGTGCCATGTTTTTTTAGCCTCAACAAATCCAACACCGGCCCCATCCATAGACCCACCGAAGTGACCCCCGATAGCGCCGAAGGTGAATTGTTTGCCGGTTCCTTTATCAACCGTGACCACATGAACACCGGCATCACGCAATAACTTAACTAGGTTAGGCTCTTCAAGATGGCCTCGCTGGAAGAGTCTTAATATTCTACCGACTCGCTTATGCAATTTGCTCCAGCGAAACGAGAACCAGAGCTGCCGTTGGCACGGCGCTCCGATGATCGATGCTCCCAGATGATACCGAAACCCATCGTCGGCATTGCACTCGACGACTTCATCTATTTTAGAGATGGTGGTTTCGGGTTGAGGGATGGTGGCCATGTTACTTAGCCCAAGGTGCGGCTGAAGTTGCAGCAGCTTGTGGCGCCGCTTGGACTTGTGGTGCGGGGGTAACGCCTCCACCGAGTGGTCGGTGGTCGTACTTTTTGACGCGGTTTTTATCGCTGTAGCCGTTAGTACCAATTTCGATGCCGACAAAAGCCTTGAACGGCTTGTTATGAAGGACCGCTGATTCTGTAACCGACTCGACCCCGATTGCTTTGCAGATGCTTCCGAGGTTACGCTGTGCTATTTCGACAGCGGTCGGGTTAGAGTTAATTAAGTTAAGGTTATCCCAGATCTTACGGCCTTTATACGCTCCGTCAACGATCTGCATCGATAGTTTTAGCATCTGGCCGCCTTTCTGTGTGGTTGCCATCTCGCTATCGGTGATCATGAGGGTATAGGTATCTTGTGGTACTGGCTCAAACGATGGTTGATCTTCAAAGAGAGAATCATCCAGGTCGCTGAGATTAAAATTTAAACTAGCCATTAGCGGCCTCCTTTTTTGTGGTTGGAAATAGTTCTGCTGAAAGTGCTGCCCAAGAGAGCGGAATTTCAGCGGGTAGTATCATGCGGCTTTTGGCCGTGTAAGCGGGGTTAGGCGAGGTGTGCAAGATGCGCTCTGATGTAGTCATGGCACGGTTGCGTTTCTGATTGAATCCTTTAGCATCCTCGCTAGTGGTGATGACCTTTTGATTAGCAAAGAAGATACAGTCTGAATATTCTTCTACCAGTGCCGATGCCTTTTTATGAAGTTTCAAAGCATAGCTATCGTATGGAGGATTTAAGGGCTCTTCGATTTTAAGAATCTGCGAATGGCAGACCATTAAGATCATCATGCCTTTTACATTTCTGAGCGCCGTTACACCCTCGAAGAATTTTTTCCAAAGCCCCAATGCTTCGGCATAGCCCTGTCCATACGGGATTTTAGATATGTCCTCCACCTTGTTGTTTTCAACCACCTTCTTCCAGATCAGTGCTTCAAGCCAATCAAGACTATCAACAGCCAAGGTCATGAACTTGTGATCGTCGGTGAACAAGACACCGATGGATTCAAGCACTTCATCAAATGATGTCGGTTGAAAAGCATTAGTCGGTAGTTCGCCTAGTCCACCCTCCAAGTCAATGAAGATAGGGTTCGGCGCTTGTGATGCGAGGGTAGATTTACCGATACCTGGTCCACCGTGAATGACTATTCTGGGGGCCAGCTTTTCGGGTTGTTTGATACTGTCTAATGAGATTGCCATAATTAATACTCGATGTCTTTGAGGATGACCGCAACTTTCGCGGGTCTAGTTGTAATAGCTGCGCTGACTTGCTTGAATGTTTCGGGTTCGTTATTTTCGAGGTAGCGAATTGCCTGTAATATAAGGGTTGGCTTGTACTCGATTGGGTGCAGTCTGTCGGGGATAGTGTGTTTAATCTCTTCCCATTTCTTAGGATCAAGAGTGCGGGTTAGCTTGCCGGTGAGCGTGACCCTCATGCCACAACTTTCAAATGAGCTGGAACCCTCCGCCTTGTCGAAACCAACCAATTCTATGAGTTGTTTTTCAGCCTCGATGCGACGAAGACGAGCAAGCATCTCTTGCGTCTTTGCGGTCCTGATTTGGTCCGTGACCGCTGCCACTAGGTTTTCTGTGGTGAGTTCTGCAAATGAAGTAACCATTGAAGTAACCATTATCTAACCTCCGATATGAGTGTTAATAGTAGAAACCCGGCCGCAAGGCAGCCGATAAAGGCGATGCCGGTTATTGCCGACTCCCACCAACTTTCTTCTTCACGCACGACAACGCTAGTTGTGCAGTTCTTGTAATCGATCATCTTTTTCCCCACTCTGTTTTGTTGGACTCGTATTCATTAAAACATAGGTGGTATTTTAGTGCAATAGAAAAAAATAGTTAAGAGGTTATATTAGGCAAAAAAATACACCTAAGTGTTTTTATACTTTATATATAGGGTTTATTAGATTAGGGCGCTGTACCAGAACACCCTCCCTAGAATTGTTAACTCATCCTCGTCGTATGTTTCATCCGGCCACTCTGATGAGTTGAAGGAGCGTAGTCTGTAACCACCCCAGGGCATTTGATAAACGATTTTTACTCTCAGGTGGTTGTGTTGCCCGATAGCATAGATGTCTCCATCCACCACCACTGTGATTGAGGTATCGATGCCCACAGTACAGCCGTGAGGCATAACCGGTGTCATCGAGCTTCCTGACACGGTCACACAGGCCGCATCTTGCGGCTTAACCCCCACTTTTTTTAGGGTTCTTCGGGAAAAATGCAGTTTTCTGCCGTGATTTAACTGAATGGTTTTCTCTTCACCATGTCCGGCGGCCAGCCTTATTTCTCGAAAGAAAGGCACATTCACATCATCATCGTCCATGACGGTGTCATCGTCCCAGGCATCGACTGATCGAGTGGTGCTTCCGGTTGTTAACCAAGTAGGGTCAACACTCAGTATCGAGGCTAGGGTGACAATATGTTTCGACGCTTTCGCCTCCCCCGACGTTAGCTTTTGAACGGCAGACTGGCTAATACCTGCTCTTTTGGCAAGAGATGCTTGTGTCAACCCAGCGTCTTTCATAGCTGAAGTCAGCCGATGGGAAAGGGTGTTATTTGTCATGGTCATAAATTAAAACTCACATTATATACAACGTGGGTGGTGATTAAAACGAGGGTATATGGAGGAATCCACCTGCCTTTTTATTAGTGGTGTAAAAAATAAACCACCAAGGTTGTAATTAAGATATAGTATGACCATGACCATACAAAATAATTCAAAACAAAGCATCCAACAGGCCATCGATATTGCGGGCGGGCAAACTGCCCTAGCGAAAATGGTGGGCGTTCAACAACCTCATATATGGAACTGGCTTAACAGGGACAATAAGCTACCGCTCGAACGAGCATTGGCTATCGAACGAGCGACGATGGGGAAGGTGACCGTCGCAAAGTTACGGCCCGATCTTTACTGATTTATTAGCGCCTACCACCTCTAGCCCCGATCCGTCGGGGCATTTTTTTTGGGAAACGAATATGCCGACATTGCCTTGGGAACAACCAACCGTAACGACAACATCCACCGACACCGAACCTACGTCAGTCGTCGGCACACCGCTGCACTATGCGTTAAATTATGCTGATCTGAAGTGGAAGGTGTTTCCGGTTCATTCGGTCAAAGATGGCAGTTGTTCATGCAAGGCGGGTAAGCATTGTACGAATAAGGGGAAGCATCCAATCACGGCACACGGATTCAAAGACGGATCTATGTATAAAAAGAGGATCAATCGATGGTGGACGGACCATCCAGAGGCGAATATAGGAATATGGACCGGTCCCGAATCAGGGATATGGGTACTGGATGTCGATATCGATCATGACAATGGGAAGCTGGGTGATGACTCACTTGAGCAGTTAGAAGACATCCACGAATGCCTACCGGCTACGGTTGAGGCTATTACAGGGGGCGGGGGAAGGCATCTATTCTTTAAGTATCCCTCCAACCAGGTGATTAAATCAGGCACCAACGTGATCGGCGAGAACCTTGATATCAGGGGCGTGGGGGGTTATGTGATCGTTGAGCCCTCCAGTCATCAGAGCGGTGGGAATTACGTCTGGGAGGGCAGCTCAGACCCTCTTGCTGGGGCGAAAGTTGTTGATGCACCCGAATGGTTGATTAATTTAATCATAACGCCTAAAGGTCCGTCTACACAGACTGTATCAACATCAAGGGGCGGGCTGAAGGCGCTGCTTGAGGCTGAGTTAGATGAGATAGTCGATGCGCTCAGACATATCGAGAGTGAGGACCGTGATACCTGGTTGAAGGTAGGCATGGCAATCCATTCTATCGATGATGGTGGCAACGGTTACGAGTTATGGAACCGGTGGTCCAAGACCTCAGAGAAATGGGACGAGCAAGATCAGATTAGGGTATGGACTAGCTTTAAGAACAGCGACAATCAATTGAATAAAGAGAGCATCTTCTTTTGGGCCAAGGAAGGGGGTTGGATTAATCCGCTGGAAGGTGGGGAAGAAGAGGTGCCTGATAAGGTCAAGTTGAGTCCAACAGTCGGAGAGTTTCCAGAGGTGTTGCTTGACCCACCAGGCATTATGAATGATATCACAGATTGGTCAGATCTGACCTCACCCAAACCCCAACCACATCTAGCCATTCAATCGGCAATGGCTGCCGTTTCTTCGGTTCTGGGAAGACGATTTAAAACGAACTACGGCAACTGGTCTGGTTTGTTCTTTATTAATATCGCACCAAGCGGTGAAGGGAAGGAATACGCAAAGAAGGTTATTGAAGAGGTGCTTTCGGAATGTGGAGATTATGACCGGCTGGGAGGAAATGGCTATACGTCATCGGCTGCGGTGTTTTCTATGCTCAAGCAGAAGCCGGCTCATGTCACGATTATCGATGAGATAGGACGAGATCTGCAAGCATCAGGGGCGAAGACCAACAACCATAAGTTTGAGGCGATGACGGCCATGATGGAGGTCTTCGGGAGATCCGACGGAGTGCAGCGGCAACGAGCTTATGCGACTGGCGGGCTCAAACCGGCAGAGGAAAAGGCGAAGACCGAAGAGAAGGTGTTTAATCCGGTCCTGACGATGCTGGGCATCACGACACCACAGAGCTTCTTTGGCGGGCTCGGTAGTCATTCTATACATGAAGGGTTCTTGAATCGGTTCCTGGTGATGGTTTCGCCATTGGAACGGCAGAAGATGAAGTTCGGACAGCGTTCAACCAAGCTCCCTCCAAGCATTAAGGCATGGGGAGAGCGAATCAAGGAGCGATGCAATGATAGGGGAGAGATGGCAGAGGCAACCGAGAATGCATCGATGCTGGAGGCTAGTCCGTTGGAGATTGTGATTACAGCGAAGGTATTAAGTCTGTTTGAGGCTATGGACTCGCGTTCTATGGAGAGGCGGATAGTTCTGGATAATGAGGGAGGGGGGTTGAGTGATTTGCTGACTCGGACCGTCGAGAAAGCCATGCGGTTGTCGTTAGTCTGTCAGTTGGCGATTGATCCTGATTCCGATGCGATTGGTGAGGCTGCTGCAAACTATGCGATAGCTTATGCGGAATACTGTGATGATCGGTTGGTGGAGTCTTCCAGAGGGTTAATACATGATAATGAGTTTAGTCGGCATCGTGCATTGGTGGTTGAGTATGTGCGAGATAAGGGTGAGGTGACAGCGAGGGTCATGTCTCAGGGGCTGCGAATATTTAAAAGTATGCGGCCGAAGGAGCGTAACGAGATACTGGAAGCGCTGGTTCTTGATGGTGACTTAGAGCGGGAAGAGCGCAAAAAAGCCAAGGGCAGGGGATATTATGTGTATTGGTGTAAATGAAAGTAATTGGAAAGACTATCTATGTGTAGACAAGTGTAGACAATCCGTAGCTACGGATAAAACCCAGTGCTGGCGGGGGCTGGAGGGGGTTTTTACTATCCGTAGACAAACCCCTAGTAAATATAAAAAAACAGGGGAAAAGGGGTAAATTAGAATAAATAGATAGAGAGGTGTCTACACATAGTTTTCACCCCTCTAGACCGCATGGTTACTGGCTTTTATCCGTAGCTACACATTGTCTACACTGTCTACGGATAGTTTTCTACATCGAG